AATAAACCATTTGGAAATCTTTTACTTATGTAAGTTTGAGTATTAGAAGAAGATAAACCTGTAGGTAAAGCTACATAACTTGCTTGTATAGAAAAAGTAGCATTTGGTATAGGTGCAAACATCAAAGTATCATCATCAAAATTTGCATAGTATTTAGGAATACCAGTTGCGCTTGTAGAATTGAATTCATCAATAAAAGTAGTATCTCTTTTTTCTAAATAAATCCTTTCACCTGAACTTGTAATTTGTATTGCTCTAATTATCAGAGCACCTGTAGGAAAATTTAAAAATTTTTGAGAAGCAACCATACTTGCTGTTGCATATTTTCTATCTGCATCTGTATTGACATCCCTTAAAATTCTTTCTTCAGCATCAGCTATAAAACCATTTACAACATCAGTAGTAAATACTGTATCATCTACTTCTGTGTAGTTTCTAATTTTTGTTACTAATTGTGCGTATGTTAATGCCATTATACAACCACTTTAACCTTTCCAATTCTACTAAGTATATCCAATCTTTTACCTTGTGGCAAAGGTAACATACCATCAGAACTGTAAGTAGGTATTCCAAGAGTTCCTTGAAACGATCCTACATCTACTGTCATATTACCAATATTGTGTTGTACTCTAGTATTTCTTAAAGCTTGTGGATCTCCACCATACACTTTTGGATCAAGTTGTGGTGATTTTGGTTCATACTCAGATATGTGAACTAATGAACCATTCCACTCTTTAACCATCTCAAGATAAGGAAATGCTTGTCCAGATCTATCTGATATAGATAATGCGTATTTACCTTTTGCAAAAGTTCTAGCCATATTAAGTTACCGTTGGATAATATTGTGCAGGAGTAATAAACGTAGATGATCTTGAACCATCTTCATCTAATGCTCTTTTAATTTCATCTTCATAATATAATTTTAATGCTTGAGTTCTTTCAGGTGCATATTTTTGAGAAAGATAAAAGGCTAATCCTGATATCATGCAAGGTATCCATCTAAATGGCACATCTGCTGTATTAGTATAAGCACCAGCATCTTGAATTCTTTGTAAAGAATAATATTTCAAATGAGTATAGTTTTGTGCATCTGGCGTGATATATAATGTAATTTTAGGTGTAGATGTACCTGCCGTATTTCTATCAACAAAATATTGTGAAGGTGTTCCTGTTGAACCTTTATTAGGTAAAGCAGCGTAAGTAGATCTATCTATTTTTGTAATAGATACATCTGTAGTATCTGAACCCGGATTAACAGTTGTAGCGCTATTGGAAATAAAAGCTTCTAAAACATCACTTACTCCAGCAACCGTATCATATTGAGATTGTGAAGCGACTAAAGCAACCGCATTAAGTTGAATTTTCCAAAGATGAACACCTCGGTTACCCCACTCAGAAAATAAAACATTTAATGACCTTCTTGCTTTTTTTAAATCGTAACCAGAGTTAGTTTGAATACCGCATCTTTCGTATGCTTTTTCTGCATCTACTCTTCCAAGTTCCTCAAGTCTGTTCATTCTTCTAGTATTTCTAGTTGAACCACCTTTTTTCATGTAGCCCATTTTATTTCTAACAGATGTAGGTAGTTTTGCTAGACCTGGGTTTTTGCTTTTATCAACTTTTTTCAAACCACCTGCTTTCATTTTTTGCATTGGTTTTGGTCTATATGGAAAACCTGGGTTAGTTGGATTAATAGGTCTATTAGGTCTTGTGCCAGTTATTCTTTTAGCAGGACTAGCCATACGACCCTTCATAGGTTTTTTCTTTTTAGCTACCCCACCTCTTTTCATAGCTCCTCTGTCTTGTAACATAGTTGGCATTCTTTTTGATTTCTCACCAACACCGTATCCTCTTGAATACATCATGTCACCGGATCGGCCTCCCATGCCGCCTCCCATCATTTTTTTTACTTTACCACCTTTAGCCATTTTTCCCATAGCCATTCTTTTATGCATAGGTATTTTTGAATTGTCCATTTTTCCTCCTAAAATATTCCTTTGAATCCAGTTCCTCTAAACGCTGCACCTGAGCCAGGGATTCTTTTCTCGCCACCAAATGCAATACCACCCTGAGCTTTTTTAGCAACAGGTGTCATGTATCTTATTTTTCTTCTTTTATCTTCTTTTTTACCTTTACCTCCAGGTCTTCCTGGACTTCTTTTATCTTTGTTTGGATCTTTATTTTTTCTTCCTTGAGCAGATCGTCCTAATTTACCAAGACCCGCAGCTACTCCTGGAACAGCACCAAGAGCGCCTACTCCAGCTGCTTTAGCCATTACTCTTCTTGCTCTTGATACATCTTTTTCAAAGGATCTATCTTTGTCCTTCAATCTTCCAACAATTCTATCAACCTTTTTTGGGTTCTCCATAGACCCTCCTTTTGCTTTTTTATTAACCTTAGCATCATCTCTTGCTCTTTCTTTTTTAATTCTTTTTCTATGTAAATATCTTCTCATTTGAGTAACAGGACTTAAACCGATTCCGTAACCAGTTTTAGGAGTTTCTTTTCTCATTCTGCTTTTTACTTCATCCTCAACAGTATATTTTGGTTCTGTTGATCCACCTTTTTTCATGCCAGGTAATTTTGGTTGTGTTCTTATAGGTTTATTTTTTCTACGTTTCTCTTCACGTTCTTTTTTAATTCTATCAATGATTGGTCTTAAACTTTCACCAATTGGTCTTAATCCTTGTTTCCTAGCCATAATATCTCCTGTTATTAAAGGGCCCTTTTGACGTTATAACTTATTGTTATCTCGTCCTTGCTTTATACCTTTTCTTTCGTTTCTTGTCTACTCTCTTACGCATTGCTCTTGAGGGTCTACCCCCTCTTAAATTACCAGTTATCTGTTGAGGTATCTGTGCTCTACTTATTGGCATTAAACTAACACATCCTTTGCTTTGCCTATTATTGGCTTATATTTAGTTCTACCCTCTTGTTTAAAAGCATGCATATACTGTTTCCTTGGTTGATCAGTAGTAAAACTGCAATGGACCCACCCCGAATTTTTTTCTCCTGGAGTATAGAACTCAAGGATTAATTGATCATAATTAAGTTGATCATGTATCCAATCACTTAATTCAGCATTATCGACTCCTGGACATTCGAAATCGCAAGCCTCTGCCCGAGCATGCTGCGAATTTGGTGAACTGCCGATGGCTTGGCAAAGCTCAACTGTACGGAAACAGCTAGTAACCCTTACTCTACCAAAATGATCTCGTACTGGTTGAAGTATTTCTTCACATAAAACTTTTAATTTTTCTACTTGATCAGCATTTGGATTATTATCAATCCCCTTCCTAATTGCGGTGTCTGATTTTGTCAGCTCTTGAAGGGTAAAATTACGTGTCAGATTCATTTTTTTTCTCCTCTATTTGGTAAAACATTTTATCTGTATCTTCTGTAGTCCATCCTTTATCCTCGACAGACCAGTAAGTAGTTTGGACTTTGTAGTCAGGCCAATCGTTAGAAACAGTGTAATTAGCAACATGCCACAGAAGACGATTATTAGGCTGAGCTGCAAAATTACCGTTATCAAGCTCCAATATATGGTGACACTTATGTTCATCAGGGATTTCGGAATGTTCACAATCAATTTCATTGACTTCTGGAGTAGCCCAATCAATTGTAAATAAATATTGTCCATGGTAAAATTTTTTATCCTTTCCTAGGTATTTACCTTTTGCACCACCTAAAAAATCAAATTCAGTACAACTAGGATAATAACTAAAGCAATTCCACAATTCCAACTCGTCGACTGACATATCTGGCACTTTGGATCTGTCAAAGTCTTTTTGAAAAAACGCTGAAATAGGCAAACGCCAGTAGCACGCACCGTTTGGTAACATGCAATGAAATAATAGGGAACGTCCTGTAATCGCTGCCATGCCAAAGATAATACAGTCCATACTTTCTGTTTTATATTTTGGATCGAGATCATATAAATATTCCTTTCTTACTTTTGCGTAAATTGTTGGTATATTAATGTTTAAGTATGCCATCAGTCAAGTATCAAAGCTTTAATATATTTTCTTCCTTGATACAACTCTATTTCTGCCTTACCTTTATAGCACTTGTAAGATACAGATTCTGAAAAAGTTCTTTCAGCTTCTCGCTTGCCTCGAAGGCATTGAGCCATTCCGTCAGGCTGAATTAAATGCTCCTTAATCTCTCCGTTTACAAACATCAAAAGGGCTACTATAGACTCAATCATTGATGCCCTCCATTTTTATAATGCATTTCTCTATTTTGATCTTTTAATTTTTCTATGTCTTCTAAAACTTTATCCATTTGTTTCCTTAAAAATTCTATATTAACTTTGTTCAATGCCATCGACTCAATGTGTGCATTTAATTTATCTGTAGTTTTATACAGATCTTCAATCATCATAAATTGTTCACTATCTGCAGGCAGCGCCCCAAGTTGGCCTCGTGGCCATTTTATTCTAAATTCTGTATTTTCTTCTAGGTCTTTTTCCATTAGCTGAAGTCTGGTGTCAGCTATGTTTAGCCTCTCGACAATTTGAAAATAGCCCATCGTGCCAAGAGCGACGATAACAATCAAACTAGCAACCGTTTTCATCGGCATCTGGACTTTTGCTTCTTCTGAAATTTTAAGCGCCATTAAATGCCTCTTCATCTAATCTTGATTCATTTTCAAAAGTTTTATCAACAGATTTAACACAATCACAATTGCTGCAAGTGCATAATCCTCCACCATCTAACTCATCGCTAGGTGCGTGAAGAGTATTTTCACAATGACATTCACAATTGCAATTTTTACATTTTGTCATTTCTGCCAACTGAATAGCCATGCAACAAACTTTTTCCAAAGTTTTTTCATAAGCCCTCCTGTGTTATTTACTGTGAAATACAGTAGCTGATATTACATGTTCTGTAGTAAAATTAGCATACACATCGTTTTCAAACAATATGGGTCCTGGAAAATTTATTGTTAAACCACCAACAGCTGCAGGCGTTTTTACTTTAAATTTTAAAGCTCCTCCTGATCCTCCATCTCTAAGATGAAAATCACCAGATGCGCTTCCACTATCTAAATAGACTCCAAAGACTCTAGTTCTTCCAGATCTAATAGTACCAGTTTCAGTATTTTGAGTTGTAGATGATATATCCTCTGCAGATCCAAAAATATTTGCTGACATAGTTTCTCCTTTTTATGACGCTCCCGAAGGAGCGCCAAATTAAATATTAACCGTATATTTTATACGCAATGACCCAAGTAAATAATCCTTGAACAGATGCAGTTGTAGTATTAGTGATCTGTAAGAATATATCTCTAGTTGCATTGATTGAAGTATTTACTCTTGGAGACAGAGGTGCTGTTGCACCAACAGTCGTGTCATTTAGAGTAAAGCTGTAGTGAGCACCTTCAACAATAGTTGTTCCACCATCTAGTAGTCCATCAGTGTCCGCAGTCACTAATTGAGCACCACCAGTAGCAGTACCAACTTT